GATTTGGTTAAATCTGTTTTTGCCATTATACTACTTGTCCTAATAAACTTTTCTTACCTAATGAATAATCTGCTGCAGTTTTTGTTACACCTCTTGCAGATGTAAGTAAGTTTTGGTTTCTACCTTTTTTTTTAGTTTTTCTTGGATCATATTTTTTTTCTGTTTCTGATTGTTCTGGATCTAAAGGTTTAACACCTTTAATAGGATCTATTGGTGGTTGTGGAAATTTACCTATTTTTAAATCTGGTTGATTATTTCTATCATTTCCTTCGTTAATTACTGTACCAAATCCATCTGTTTTATTATCTCTTCTAGTTGTTATATAGTTACCATAAATTTTATTTTGTTTTGTCATAGATAATTTTTCAAATTGTTCTTTAGTATAACCAAAATTTTTTAAACCTCTTGGATCAGTAAGAACTTTATTTTTAAAAAAATCTCTATTTCTTTTAGAATTTTTTTCTAAAATTGGAGATAAACCTTTAAAAACTGCTCCAAGACCTATGTTTGGAAGTTTATCTAAACTTCTTCTAGTGTTGTATGCACCTTGTTCTCTATATGCTTCATTTTTATCTTTTTGCGTATCTATAGCTCTTTTTTTTGGTTTTTTATATTGGTTCATTAAACCAATTTCTCTTGAAGAAGAATAGATTTTATTATTTCCGCCTCCGCCTCCGCCTCCGCTTGATGATGCACCCATTATTTCTTACCTAATAGTGATTCTAACTTATCTTCTTCGGATTCTTGAATACCCATAGGACCAGTTAGTATTGTTGATCGTTTACCTTTTCTATTTCTTCTAACTCTTGCTTGTTCTTTTGCAATTCTTTCTTTTTCTTCTGGCGAAATCTCATCACTCGGTGGCTCCGGTGCTTTTGGTATTGGCGGCAAAGTTGGTGTTTTTGGTTTTAAAAATCCCATATTTAATTCCTATATAATTCTGTAACTATTATCTGCTACACTTTGTGGAGCCGATTGTCTAGTATTAATTTCTTGTAACCCAACAGCTAGGTAACGCATTGCATCACAAGCATGTGAACTCCAATCGTGGACAGGCTTTGATCTAAACATTCTATTCTTATCAATATACTTCCTGTGGTAATGTCTTAACGCATCTATTAACTTTTTGCAATGGTCAGTATCAATCCAACATCTAGGTAAGGTCATAGTGGTTGCGTGTATGCCATCCTCTAGTGGAATTTTTGGAACAACTTTAAATCTTATTCCTAATTGATAGGCGACCTCTCTTCGAGTTTTGCCATTGCCAAAATCGGTAACTTCAATGTCGTGTGGTGCAAAGTGATCTTTGTAGATATACTCTTTCTCATTTATCATCTTAATGTAATAAGGTAATCCTTGACCTCTCTCTTCATGGTAATCAATTATATTTATTGATCTCCCCAACTGTTGATAAAAGATTATACTACTGTGGTCGGAGACCCCAAGATCCCATGCTGTAGATACTGGTAAGGCAGGATCGTAGGGAACTCTTGTAAGGTGTTTATCATCATCTAGTTTCGCTATAACATCTCCATATACTGCTCCTTCTATGTTTGCTATCCAATCACACTCAAACTCTTGCATGTACTTCTTCTCACCCATTACTTCTTTTGCCTTGACCAACTCATCATTGTCTACAATCTTGGTGTCTGATGCTTTAGCTTTGTAGTTAAACCAATCATCTGCACCTTGTGCATGTTGGTACAGTTCATAAAAGTTGTTGTTCATTCCCATTGGAGTTCCAATAAAAACACAGTAACCTTTTCTGTCAGATAGTGCGGGTCGTATTATTTCTGGAAACAACTTACTATTGACGTTTGCGTATTCATCAATCACACAGCCATCTAAATATATACCTCTTAACCCATCTGGGGATTCGGAGCCTAGCAAGGTGATTCTAGCACCATTAGGTAGGTCTACACGCAGTTCTGTTTCGTTAAACTTGGTGTGGGGTATCTTTGCGGTAAACTGTTTCATGTAATCCCATGCAATACTTTTAGCTTGTTTGAACGTAGGAGCTATGTAGGCGAACCTAGGGTTGTTAAGTTTGGACAGTAATGCTGACCTAATTAGGTGGTTGATCATACATACTGTTTTGCCAAATCTTCTATGGCATACAAGTACATTCCATCTGTGCTTGTCTATCTGTCTGTGCAAGTGAGCTTGATGCTTTCTTGGTGTATAGGGTATTTTAATATCCATATCTAGTGTATCATGTGTAAGCAACTGAATCTAAATCATCTGCACTAAAGTAATCCATATACTACATGTAGTGGATTTTAAAAAAAATAAAACAGAAAAGATGTCTTTGTATAAAGGGGTGGGTGGCTGTAAGGGTGTCCTCAAGTCCGGTCTATATATATATATAAAAAAGCGGTCGGTTTTTGGGGGTATAGGGGGTCAAGGTTTTCAAAAAAGAGGGTACACTCTTTATATATATCTTTTTTAGATTAGTAATAAGAAAAGAATATCAATAGTAATTCCTATAATCATTAATTATCAACCATACATTTAAGATATAGGTCAACAATACTGTCGTTTGTTTTAACGCATAAAAAAAGTTGGCGGTCTATGAATAGGAATAGGAACTTTTTAAATCTTATTTGATCTTAACTTTTATCAATATTATTTTATTTTATATCTCAACCAAACATTAGAACAATTATAAACTGTAAATATATCACAGCTGTTGTAATATTATCACACTAATAATAATTAAATCTTTTTTGTATATGCCTTAATCATGCCTTATTATTATATTATCTTTAATCATGTTTAAAACAAATCAACAAAAGGAAACTATGACAAAAAAAGATATAAAAAAAGATCACAAATATATTGGATACCATAACACAAAAGAAGTTTGTAGTGCTACGCATTGGAACCCAATTAGTGCTAAATTTTTATGTGAAGAAAAGCTATTAAATTATTTTCACGAAATAACACCTAGCCAAACAAAATATGGTTTAGATCAATATTTAGGTCAAGTATCTTATGCGGGATATAAAGAAATTGATGCCTAATTATAGCCATATTTATTTATTAACTTTAATTAACTAACGAAAGGTAACACAATGAAACAAATAGAAAAACTAACAGATAGAATAGCTAACGAATTATGTTGGCAAGAAGTAGATTGGATTAATGAAATTAACGAGCATAAACTTTTATATTATAAAACTTATTTTAATTTAGTTGATCAATATGGGTTTGATAAATTTCAAAAATTAATTTTATCTAAAATAGAAAAAATAAGAGAAGATCATTTTAAAAAATTTTATTCTAAAATTAACTAACGAAAGGAAACTATGAACAAAATAGTAGAGGGTGAAACCCTTTGCGATTTTGGTTTATTAATGGAAGATACAGAATTTAAAAATTTATTAAAAGCTGTAATTAATTTACCATTAGAAGAAGCAACATCACAATTAATAAACAAAGCAAACGAAATAAGTTAATCAACTGAAAGGTAACACAATGAAAGTACAAAACATAGAAAGCAACAACGGAAACAAAATAGCAAATCAATTTATAATTACTGATGATAAACAAAATGAATATTTCCAATCTTATAATTCAATGATTGTAAAAAAAGATTATGAGAGTGATCAAGTAAAAATATATCTTGATCAAAAATATTGGAACTACTCAAACACAACAGGCAAATATAGAAATATATTTCTTAATGAAACTATAAAAGACACACGAGCCAAAATTAAAAATGGTACTTATATTTTAACAGACTTAAACAAATAGAAAGCGAGGAATAAATGAAAGTATATAACATAACATTTGTTGAAGAGTGTACATCACAAGTAAAAATAAAAGCTGAAACATTAGAGAAAGCAAGAGAGATTGTGAACAGCGGTGATTTTAGCGGTGATGAAATAATAGAACGAGATCACTTTCAAATTACTGAAAGTTATGAAGAAAGCGAGGAATAAATGGTAGATAAAAAAAAAATAATAACTGAATATCTTAAAAATAAATTATCAGAAATTCAATTAAATATTGAAAAAACACAAAAAGAATATCCAATAGAAAATACTTTTTGTTATGAGTGTGGAAACCATACTCATGATGCTAGTTACAATGAACAAATGGAAGAAAATTT